GAGGGGTACCCTTCTCAACTTGTCGCGTTCCAGATGGAAATCTGGGGTGAGCTTTAGGTATGGACGGATAAGTCCACCTTCTGCTTATTTGATCGTATGGCTTAGCGGCCGTACGATTCAGACGCGGCACCCATGCGCCCTTCCAAGGGACATGGGACCCAGCATTAATGCTGGGAAGTTTCCGCAGTTTACATCTGCGGGGATGGGGATAATCTCTACACCCGGTTAGCCGGTAGTCTAGAGGTTCCCGACGGGGCAAATACTGAGCCCTGTGCTTCCGTACGTAAATCCGTGCGGCAGTCCGTCAACCATGAGAGAGACTTCCATGCCCAACCGTAAGAACTATAACAGTATCGTCGCAGGCGATTGTTACGTCACCGACAGCACCGGAAAATGGTTGCTGTATAAGATGAGTAACGCTCGCTATGCGTCGAGATCTGCTAGTGATTACAGCAGGCGAAAGCCTCGGGGCCGTTGGCTTGCGCCAACCAACTACTCCATGGTTGAACTTAAGAAAAGGGAACCAAATGGTACCGTAAGCAAACTGTCGAAGATCGCCCCGGGAAATCCGGGTTATGACAAGCACTGGAGTGGTTTTCTCCATGGTGCCGCTGGCATTGACACGATCCAGACATATGCTGTAATTAACGGTCCAGGAAGTTTACCCTTTCCGACTGACTTGGCTAATAGGTCGCTCATCAATGCGAGGAATAAGCTTAAGGACAGTTTACCCGTCTTTAACCTAGGAATCGCATATGCGGAGCGTAACCAAGTTGCTCGGATGGCCGCTGATTTGCTCGAGCGTGTTGCTCGGGCTCTCATTGCTGTACGCAGGCGTAACTATCGGGCGGCATGCCGGGAGCTGGGAATTGTGTTCTCAGAACCCGCGTCATGGTGCCGGACGTTAAGTCAACGCTGGCTATGGTATCAGTACGGCTGGAAGCCTTTACTCCAGGACATTCATAACGCCGTTGAGGCGCTGAAGAACCTGGATACTGACCGATGGAAGGTCACAGTAAAGGGTAAGGCCAGTGTCAAACACCTGTTTCGAGGCACCTATGGGGCAGCCGGGACTATTAGTCATTGCGACTATGAGCTCCGTGCTGACTTTGGGTGCATGACCAGGATTGATGCTGTTCCGGACGACTTGTGCATGTTAATGCTCAAGCAGTTCGGTCTAACGAACCCTGCCTCAGTAGTGTGGGAAGCCACACGCTTGTCCTTCCTTGTCGATTGGGCGTATCCACTGGGTGATTTTATCAACCAAATGGATGCCACGGTCGGCTGGAAGATACTGGGGTGCAGTACGAGTAGTCTTTCTAGGATTACAACTACTGCGAAGGGCCGGTCGTCTACTACTGCATCGGACACGTGGTCAGCCAATTGGTCGGCTGAGCGTGTCGAAGTGCAATTAACGCGGACGGCGTCTGGATCGGTTCCTTTCCCGATGCTACCTAGCATCAAGAATCCGGTTTCGTTCACGCACTTGGCCAATGCCCTAACACTGCTTCATACTGCAGTGTACGGCGGCGGTCCAAGATTTGATACCACCGGCCTCTATGGATGAGGCCACAACCCGAGGTAACAGGCAATGCCTGCAATCGCAGCACTGACCATCAATGATGGTCAAGCATCTCCCGCAGCCCACACCTTCGCCGTCGTTGGTACGACGGGCCAGAAGGCCACTTGGGCGGACAAGGCGGCCGGTATTCCGGTCGGCTATACCAAGCTCACCAATGAGGTGCGCGAGGCGAAGTCCAAGGACGGCGCCCACAGTGTCATTTTCGGGTACGAATTCCCGACTTTGGCGACTGTGAACGGCGTCCTTACGCGGGCTCGAGTCAGTTCGGCTCAGGTGCGCTTCAACTACGCCCAGGACTCGACGGACCAGGAACGAAAAGATCTCGTTGCTTACGTGATCAATTCGCTCAGCAACGCCACGATCAAGTCTGCCGCTATTAGTATCGAGCCCCACTACTAAGTAGGACTCGGCTAATATGTCAGACTTGCCCAATGGCGGCCCCTCCAGTAATGGAGGGGTTGCTGAAACCATCCTGAATGCCCCTTTGGGGCTTACTGCTATGAGGATCTTCCTATGGCTAATTTCCGTCGCCGCCCTTTACGGGGCGCTCACGTTGCTTGTGCTCCGCCCCTCGCTCGTATCCATGAGCGAATCTTCCGGGCCCTCGGAATCCGTGAAAACGGACAACCGGGAAAGCCTGGAGGGAGCTGTGTGTTCCTTTCCGACGACGTTGGAGAACTAGAGAGCTTCGCTCTTTCGTACTTCGCGTCAGAGTGGCTCAGTAAGTTGGATGACGGTAAATTGTCGCCCAGCAAGACTGCGACCACATGGGAACGCTTCAGTATGGCGGAATCATCCTGTTTCGAGACTAACCAGCGTCTGTCGCGAGAGTGGGCTTCGAGCCCATGGCAGCAAGAAATTTCTCTTGCTACCAAAATTGTCGCTAAGATTCTGGGGCGTTTCGACTGGGATGAGGCAGCGAGAGGTTTTGGGTGGGGCCCTGGAGCCACCACCCGACTGACCCGCCGAAAGGCGGATGCTGCGTACAAATATAGCGGTACACCGCATGCAACAATAGGTAATGCGATCCTCGCTAACACCGTTATTCGGTGGAGCCCTCTATGGGCTCGGGAACTTCCCGAGCTCACGGAGGACGAGGGCGTCGGCTACGTAAAAATTGTGGCCGGCAATCGCATCGTCACTGTCCCGAAGAATTACAAGACGGACCGGACGATTGCTATCGAACCCGACATGAACATGTTCGTTCAAAAAGGGATAGGTAGCGTTATCCGGAGTCGATTAAAGCGGGTCGGAGTTGATCTTAACGATCAATCCCGAAATCAGCGACTGGCTAGAGTTGGGTCAGTTGCTGGTACACTTGCCACCATCGACCTCAGCATGGCTAGTGACTGTTTGTCTAGGTCACTAGTCGAGCTGATGACGCCTTCTGAGTGGTTGGACGCACTTGGGCAGTGCCGTTCTCCATTTGGGATTCTTCCTTCTGGTGAGAAAATATTTTACCAGAAGTTTTCGTCCATGGGAAACGGCGCTACGTTTGAGCTGGAGAGTTTGATTTTCTACTCCCTGGCGATGGCGTGCGCTCTACTCATGGGTGAAGAGGTGGATCGTGTAACAGTTTATGGCGACGACATTGTCGTTCCGTCGACTGTTGCTCCTCGGCTAATGGGCCTCCTTAGTTACGTTGGGTTTACCCCTAATGTAAAGAAGAGCTTTTACACCGGGAAGTTTCGCG